GTTTCTTCACATAAAATATCGATATAGGTCATTGGTTTTGTTTGACCAATTCTATCAATTCTCGCTTCCGACTGTTGACGCTTCTCTAGGTCATATCCGTTAGAATAGTAAATCATGGTACTTGCAGCCGTTAAAGTAATGCCATAGCCGCCCGTAGAGGGGGTTCCAACAAGAAACCGGCACTTAGGGTCGCCCTGAAATTTCGTAATATTGTCTTGTCTTTCATCATTTGGAGTTTTACCGTAATAGTCTACAATGGAGTCATTACCATATTCTTTTTTAATTGCGTCCATGATCGTCTGAACGTCATATTGATAATGCGCCCATATAACCGCTTTGCCTTCTACTTCCTCTAACAAATCCATTAGTTCATCTAGCCGATTGTTTTTAATAGTTTGAGTAGAGCCATCATTCGCCTTAAAGTGGCCACATGTGATTTGATGAAGTCTCATCAACTGAGTTAATGCATTAGCGGTCGTTAATAATTTTCCGTTTAACTGGGCCAAAGCCATTTCTTTCATTTGTTTATAAACTTTATGTTGTTCGGCGCTCAAAGTAATAATCCTTTTCATAAAGGTCTTTTTAGGAAGGTCCAAACAATCATCTTTTAAAACTCTGTAAGAAAAAGGTTTTATTTTATCAGACAATTCTCCTAGATTTTTATAACCCACTACAATTTCAACAGATCTGCCATTAAAGTTAGCCTTACGCATTACTGCGTAACGAGTTCTAAAGGTATAGTAAGAAGAGTGCTCTAATAAATACTCATCTAAAAATTCACATTGTTTATAAAGGTCTAATGGAGATTTAGTAATAGGAGAACCTGTCATTATCCTACGATATTTTGCATGTGTTCCTAATGAGACAATGTTCTTAGTTCTTTTGGCTCCAGGGTTTTTAATAGTCGTGGACTCATCAATAACCATATAAGTATTATGTGAATTTAAGAATCTGGCTGCAAAATCAACACCTTTTTTAGTGCTGAATGCTTCAACATTCATAATTAAAACATGGAGATCGTGACCCGGTTCAAATAAAGTATTTAATAATTTCTGTTGTTTTTGATTTATCGTTGCCTGCCATAAGACCGTTTTGGGTTTTATGTGATCGGCTAAATGCGTAGGAATTTCTTGAGAATACCAGTTTTTATATACACCTTTAGGCGCAATAATTAAGGCACCATTAATTTTACCATTATCATAAAGCATGGCAATATTATCAATGGCAACCTTTGTTTTACCGGTTCCCATTTCCATAAAGTATGCAAATACTTTTTTGTTCCAAGATTTTTCCAACGCAGTAGTTTGGTGTGCGTAGGGTTTGGTCTTAAATTTATAATTCATCTTTTTTTTACTTTCTAGTTGACAATATAAACATTCATCTCTATATTGTCAAGCATGAAAGATAAAGATAAAGCGATAGTATACGTTATCCAAGAAATTCCAGGCACTGCAGAAGGTAGGCCTAAACTTAATATAATGGGCGCCCAAAAATATGGCGACATTAAAGTCTTGTTAAAAGAAGACTCACAAATTATTTTTAGTCCTGGCCCAGTAATTTTTTCTCTTAGACAAAAATTAAAAAAGTTTAAGGCAGAAGATTATTTACTACTTACAGGCGATCCAGCTATTATTGGCGTTGCATGTTCTGTGGTCTCGGATACAACAAATGGTAAATACAATTTACTGAAATGGGACCGACAAGAAAGAATGTACTATCCAATTAAAATAAACTTATATGAAAAAGGAGAAATAGATGAGTAATAGAAAATATAAATTAAAAGAAAGATTAAAATACACTGAAACCTGTATTGAAAATTTTTTAGATATAGAAAAACATAGAGCCATTTCCAAGAAAGCTAGAAAGGCGATCAATAAAGATAAACCTTTTTTAGGATTTATTTTTAGGATTATATATCTACCCACTAGAATTGGGGGGTTCATTTACGATACATTGTGGTTTAATCGATATCGTAAATGGTGCAAAGAAGTAGAAATTATAAAACAGGAGTTAGAAAGTTATGAATGAAACCTTACAAAAACAATTTGTCGAAGACGCACCACAACAGGTGGACGAACTAGAAAATGTTAGAAGTCTTTCTAACTATGTGATTAATCTTCAAAAATTAGAAGGAGAAATACTAAAAGAAGAAACTCTTTTAAAACAAAAGAAAGAAAGAGCCGATAAAATTTCTTCAGAAGTTATTCCTGAAATTATGGAATCAATGAAATTAAAAACTCTTAAACTTCAAGATGGTTCTGCCATCGAAGTTAAAGATGTTTATAGCGCAACCATTCCTGTAATAAATAGGGAAGGCGCTTACCAATGGCTTCGAGATAATGACCTGGGTGATCTTATTAAAAATGAGATTACTGTTTCCTTTGGTCGTGGCGAAGATAACAAGGCAAGTGAATACACGAGCCTTGCAGAGAGTAAAGGATATCAGCCTTCACAAAAACTGAAAGTTGAGCCTATGACTCTTAAAGCACTGTACAGAGAGCGAGTTGAAGCAAGACAAGACTTGCCTTCTGAACATTTTAACCTGTTCAAGGGAAACAGAACAAAAATAACAAGGAGCAAATAACATGTCACAAGAAGCAAGAGACGTTACAGTCAAAAAAGAAGGTAACTTACCAGCAGAACTCAATTTCATTGAGGATGCTGGAGCAGGACTTGAGAATATAGATAAAGACGATTTAGCTTTACCTTTTCTTAAGTTATTACAAACAGGTTCGGATGAAACTAAAAAAAAACATGCGAACTATGTTGAAGGAGCAGAAGCAGGAATGTTCTACAATACAGTCACTAAAAAACTGTATAGTGGAGAAAAAGGTATTGAAATAATACCTTGTTTCTACAAGTTGACATATCCTGAATGGGCACCTTTCGAACGTAAGGAAGGTAGACCGGTCAGCCCTGATAGAGGTCCTGAAATTTTAGCTAAAACTAAAAAGGATTCTACAGGAAAAGATGTTTTAGAGAATGGTAATCAAATTCTCAAAACAGCAAATCACTTTGTAATCATCAATGGAGAAAAACCAGAGAAGGCCTTAATGGCTATGAAATCTACTCAGTTAAAAGTGAGTAGAAACTGGAACTCTTTGATGCAAGATCAAATTGAGTCTGATCCTAAAACAAATAAAAATGTTCCTGCGCCAATGTTTTCTAGAGTTTATAAATTAAACTCTGTTGAGAACTCGGGTAGTTTTACTTGGCACGGCTACAAAGTAGCCTTGTTAAGAAAAGTGGATAATGCAACCATCTATCAGATGGCTAAAGAATTCCATAACTCTTTAAAAAAAAGTAACGCCGCAGCAAACACAAAAGAAGAATCTAATTACTAGTTTTTTCTTAAGAAGAATAGGGCGGGGAAAGCGAGAGTGGAACCCGCCTGAACCTAGGGATCGTTATGGAAAAAGAATTTATAGAATTATTTAAAGGCTATGAAGGAGACTTCGGCATGGCGGACATGTCTAACCCTTCACTAGACGCCGACAAGAATAAAATTAAACCAAATTATGAATGGGCTGGTCGCCCTCTAACAGACAAGGATTATTTAGATCATTTATCTGGTAGAAAATCGATTGGGATTCAACCCTGTCGAATAGACAAAACTGTCCAATTTGGGTGTATTGATGTTGATCCACCAGACTATGGTACATTTAAAATAGAAAAGTATTTAGCTTCAATTCAACAGCACAAACTTCCAATAGTCCCAATTTTATCTAAAAGTGGGGGGCTACATTGTTATGTATTTTTAAAAGAACCTATTCCAACTATTGATTTAATAGAGGCATTAAAAGCTTTTCTGATTCCTTTGGGATTAAAACCCACGACTGAGGTTTTTCCTAAACAGAAAGAATTACAGAAAGATGATAAAGGAGACATAAAACCAGGTAACTTCATTAACCTACCCTACTATAATAATGGCGACTCAAATAGGTACGCCATAGACAAGAATAATTCTAAACTATCCATTGAAGCATTTATAAAATTCGCCAATGAATCTAAAGTAGACAACACAAGACTTAATGAACTTGTAGAAGAGACTCATAGAAATATATTACTGGGTACCAATGCAGAATTTGATGATGGTCCTCCATGTCTGGCCTTATGCTCTAAGTCTAAACTATCTGATGGTAGAGATCGATTTATGTATAACTACATGGTCTTTGCTAAAAAAAAATACAAAGATAAATGGCCTGACCAAGTATCAAAAGCAAACTATAGTTATCTAGAAGACCCTTGGGATAAAGCAAAACTAGATTCAAAATTAAAAGCATGGAAAGGAGATACAGCAGGACATACTTGCTATGAAGAACCTATAAAAGATAAATGTATGCGAAGTCTTTGTTATAAAAGACCCTTCGGTGTAAAATCAGATAGTGTTGCCATATTTCCAGAGATTCAAGATTTTG